GGACGCCATGCCCGCGATGGCCGTGCCGAGCGTCAGCGTGGCGTTGTCGCCGCTGTTGCTGATCGCCGTGATGGCCGAGCGGCCAAGGACCGCGTTGGAGCTGGACGTGTCAAGCACGGCGATGTAGTCACCGACCGACAGAAGCAGCGAACCCTGACCGGCGCTGGTCACGCCGTAGGGGGACGACACGATGATTTCCGTGGTGCTGTTCACCGTGCCGACCAGCGCGACTACGCCGTCCGACTTGTTATGCAGCGCCTGCTGCATGAGCAGCGAGGAGGCATCCTTGATTTCTTCCATCGTCTTCTTGGCGATGGTCGTAAAGGCCGCGTCCTTGCTCTGCGTGCCGACGAAGGCGAGGCCGTCGATCTGCCGCGTGGTGTAGGCGCGGACGACCCCGACGTTGCCCTGCACTTCCTGCGCCGTGGTATCGGGCGGGAAGTAGCCAGACGACGAGAACGTGGCACCCGCCGGACGACCGACGACCACATCGAAGAACACGTTGTTACCACCCCAGCGCATGTTGCGCGGGCCACCAGCGCGACCCTTTTCGAGCTGCGCGAGCAGCGGGGTCACGAGATTCTGAACCTTCTCACGGAACTGGCTGTAGACGTTCTTCAGTAGGCCAGTCAGTTCCGCATCGGTAATCACCGTAGGTGCGGGCATGTTTGCTCCTTGTTAACTAAGCGACGAAAGCACTGAGGACAGTGCGCTATTGACTGCATCATCGACGGTTGCTGGCTTGGTGGGGGCCTTCGGACGTTCGGCACTCGAAAGGTTCGAGCCGGTCGGCTTGAGCTTCTGCCCGACCATCCGCTTGGCCTTCTGCGCCTCGACTCGCGCCCGGTCTAGTTCAGCGTTGGCCTGCTGGGCCATGGCTGGCTGGACACGGCGTGCGTGAGCGGCTTGCGCCCACAGGGCCAGATCTTCCACGATGTACTGCCGAATGGCGTCGTAGCGTGATGGGGAAACGTATGGTATCCCATTGGGAGCCACTTCCACATGCGCCTGCATGGCCATCTCTAGTTTGGCTTCCAGTTCGGCTTCCGAAACGGTCGGCAGTGCCTTCACAATCATCTGAAGGGCTGGTGTCACTTCTTGGCCGTAGAACTGTTCGCCGTTGCTACTAATACTCTCCATCTGGTGCTGCACACGCAAGGCAGCCATCTGCTGCTCGGCGCGATCCGCTCGCTTCTCGGGCGAATTCTCTGCCTCATACGCCTCACGCACGGCGTACAAGAAATCTTCATCTGTCAGCAGGCGCTCCATCTGCTGCTCGCGCTGCAAGAGCAACTGCTCCGCCTGCTGAATCACGTCCTGCGCGTCCTGCTGAACCTTCAGCTCCCGCTCTTGGTTGTACACGCCCCACTGCGCCAGCTTCACCACTTGGTCCAGTCGGTCCTGCCGGACCTTCCCGTTGGCCTTGTACTCGACCACCAAGTCGGGGATCTCGACTTCCCCTTCGGCGTCCTTCAGCGTGAACTCGGTCGCTAAACCTTCGGAGACGGTCGGGACCGCCACATACCCTTCGGGGAGGGCGATTGCTTCTGCTGCGTCTTCCGTCTCCGGCGTCTCGTCCGGGGTGTCTGGTGCTGGCGCCTCCTCTGCGTCCGCTTCCGGCGCAGGTGGGGGCGTGACCGTTTCGTCCGGGACTACCGCTGCTTCCGCAGGCGGCAGGATGGACGATACGGCATCGTTGATAGCGTCCTTGATGTCAAGAACTGGAGCGGTCATAAACAATCCTATTGCTGTCGGGATAAGATGTCCGCTTGCCGTGCAGCCATCTCCTCATCGGGGACACCAGCCAATGCTTGCTGCATCAGCGGCGCAACCCCAATCGGGGGATTACTAGCGGCGAGGGGCAACTGGCCCGGTGGCATATTGGGTACGCTGGCGGCGGGAGGTCCGCCTTGGGGTCCGGGTCCAGCTCCCGGAGGTCCACCCGGAGGGGCCGGTGGGCCACCTCCCTGCTTCTGCATCGCTTGGTTGGCCAAGGCCGTCCAGCGTTCCTGCGCTGCCGCAACAATCTCTGGCGGCAGGTCGTCTTGCAGCAGGATCTCGCGCTCCAGCACATCTTGATGGATTGACTCGTTATCCTGCCAGCGCATCTCCGGCACGGGCGTACCCTGCCGTATCGCATCTGAGATACGCTTGGCCCGCGCTTCCTGATCTTCGTCGGGGCTGGCAATGTCTTTTGCCACGGCAAACATCTGCCGGCGACGGTATTCCTTGAGGTCGATCACGCCGGTCTGGAGCCAGTTGTCCAGCAGGTACATCCGAAACGCCATCGGCATGGGCATCATGGACGCCTGCTCCACCTTGACGTCCGACTGTCCATCGAAGTCGCTGCCAGAGATCGATCGCGCCAGATCGGGGCGTCCCTTGCCGACCGCGCCCAGCGCCCGAGGCACATCATAGCCCCACGCCATGCCGGCCAGCGTCACCTTGGCCCAGTCGGTAAAGGCCATCGCCATTGCCGCGACGACCGGCGAGAAAACCCGTTCGAGCTGTTCACGGGTCGCAATGATGGCCCGGCCCGATTCGCCCGTGGCCTGCCCTCGGCTGACTTGGTTCCATCCCGACGCATTCTCAAACGCTTGCCGTTCGAGCGCCAAGGCTTCCTTCACATCCTGTCCCACGGAGAACCCGTTGACCGGCTGGATGGAATCACCCATGCTGCCTGCGCCACGCACTTCGATCATGGAGGTCACGCCGCCCATGAACGTCTCGGTCGCAATCGCGTTGGGGCGCGTCAGGAACCGGCCACCGGCATTGACGCGGATGTTCTCGACCCACTTGGACAGCAGCGCATTGACGCGCATCTGATGGTCGATCCACTGCTCCATGATGGGGCGCGGATAGTACGACGGGTCGGAGCTGCCATCGCGGACAGGCACGACGGGAATGGTATTCCAGAGCAGCGGCTTGGGGCCAAAGACCACCTCATCGCCCACCACCACCATCTGCAACCCTTCCGGCAGCACATCGGGGTGCGGCTGAAGGTAGACCGTGAACCGCTCGGTCACGTCCTCATTGCGGAGGCGCTGGCCTTCTCCGACCGTGGTCTGCGTCAGCACCCATGTCCCCAGTCCTTCCGCGCCGGAGTACGACGGGTTGCTGTTGATCGCCATCTTCGAGCTGGCCGCATCAAGGCCGGCAATGCCGTAGCGATACGCGGCTTCCTCGCGGGAGATGACTTCGCGGATGATGACCCAGTGCGGGCTCTGCGTGACGGTCGCGTTCGGGCTAACCCGCACCTGATCGACGCGCAACGTTTGACAGCCAATGTCGCCCAGCGGCTTGCGCTGTCCCGGCTGCTCGCCCAGTCGCTCATCCCACGGGCCACGATCCGGATCCCAGAACATGTGCCAGAACGAAAGCCCATCGGTCTGCGCCCAGAACGCCGCTTCCCGCGAGATCCGCAGCATGTTCTGCTGCTCGTACTGGTACTCCAGCGCCATCTGCTGCGCTTGCGCCTTCCGCTTGTCTTCCGGGTCGTTGGTCGTCGGCGTGACGGCAAACCCCGGCTTCTGGTCCATCATGATCTGGAGCCGCTGATCCAGCGCCTTATCCACCATGTTGTACACCACGCGGGCCGCATCCCGTGGACGACTCGGCTCACGCCACGGGCCTAAGCCCTGCGCGGAGATCCACTGCTGACCGGCACGGAACAGCCGATTGCGCTCAATCAAATGCAAGTGCATCTGCACGGCTTCGCGCCGGGAGTCCCATAGGCCGCGACACCATGAGGCCCACGCCATGGGATCTTCCGCGATCCCTTCGTCAGCCAACGGAATGTCGGACCCGTAGAGCGCCTTGAGCAGCGCCTTGGCGTTCTCGTCCGGCGCCCCGAAATCTTCGCGTGGCGGGTTCGGGGCCATCTGCTCGTTGGGCGACAGCGGATTGTTCGAGAACCCCGCCATAATGCGGTCCATCTCGTCGCCAAGGACGGCGCCCTCAAACGCAGCAGGCTCTAGCGGTGGCATCGTCATGGCTTATACCCGGATTCCAAGGCCCATCGCGGTTCTTACGCGATTCCAGTCTTTATATGTTTCGTACTTCTCCCGCATCACGCGCACCAACTCTTCCTGCGCCCAGCTCTCGTTCTCCTGCATCGACAGCGCCAGCAGATCCTCTGGGATGTCAAACGCTTCGTC